ATACAGGAAATGTTTTTTATCCAAACAATTGGGAAAAGAGACTTCAAAAAGTATCCGAACTCAAATATTTGAAATTCGACAATATCTATTTTTGGGAAATTGAACGACTTTACAAATATAAGTTTGAAATCGAGTTCGCTCAGAAGATTCATGCTTATAGGTTGGCCAACGAAATCATGTTTCCAAATTATAGAATTGGATTTACAAGAACCGTAGATATGCGAACCTTGAACCGTAGATGGCTTCAGAAGAATAAACAATTTTTCAAAAATTCAAATCGCAGCTTTAACGAATTTGAGTTGAGCCGTCGATTAAAAGAACGGAATGGCCAGCTAGTACCTGGCATTGAATCTTATCTGACTTACCATGACATCAAGCATATACCGAAAGGTGTAGGGATCAATAAGTTTCAGAATTGGGTTATCAAGAATCATATTGACTTCAATGAATATCTTGACTATCTCACAATGCTACGAGAAATGGGCATTGAGCCTGAAGGTGATGCAATGCTCGTGCCAAAAGATTTTACGGCCATGCACAATCACATAGTCGGATTATACAATCAATTTGTTGAAGAAAGACGCAAACTGGAAGATAAAAAGAAACGCAAGCAACTTGAAGCTGAGTTTAAACTTAAAAAAGGAATGGATAGGACCATCCACGGTTACGCATTCCATGTTCCTATAAAAGTGGCCGAACTGATCTACGAAGGGAAGAAATTACATCACTGTGTAAGCTCATACACAGATAAGCACTTCAAAGGGGACACCTTGATAGTGTTTGTCCGTTTATCAAATCAACCAAAAACACCTCTTTACACACTTGAGGTAAAGCAGGGTAAGATAGTCCAGTTTCGTGGAAAGTATAACGAAGATGTACCAGCTGAAGTCTGGGACATAGCCAAGGAATGGATGAAACAAACGAAATTAGTACAAAAATCAGCGTAGGAGGTGTGAGGGATGAAAAGGAAAAATTATATTATTTTTATCAGGCACTTGCGAAAAATAAACGGGCCTATTGAGTTTTACGAGTATATTGCTGATTCAAAATTTGGAAGAGTAGCAATTTATTCGTCTCTACTTGTGTGTGCGCCATTTATTGCCTTATTATTTCCAATTGCTTACATAGAACATTGTTTTTATAAAAACAATTTTATTAGAGAGTGTATAAAAAACAAGTGGTGCTCAAGAGAACATCTTGAAGACGTTGTTGATATTAGAAAAGTTGAAAGCGAGGAGTTTGAGAATGAACATTCAGGGACTAATTGAACGCTATGAAAAGTTTAAAGCTAGCAAGAAAAAAATGACCTCGGTTGATTTGGTTTTGAAAGACTTACGGTCTTTAGACGAACCAGAACCGTTGCCGTTCAAGTTAAAAGATGTCGTTCGTCGAATCAGAGGGTTTGATCCAACAACTCAAACCAGATGGCTTAATGACATTCTTAAAGAATTAGGGGATGACTACGGTTCGATGAAATATCGCAGTGGTTACGAACAAGGTAAACTTGAGGGAGCATGGGTTGGTAATCAATTGAAAGATGCTGATAAGATTCGGCAAGAATTGAATAAACCAGTGATCCCGAAGTTTGTGGCGGATTTTATTGCAGAACAGAAAAAACTGGGGCATACACTGTCTTACTCAATAGACTCAAGTATGTCTGACAGAGTTGCAGAATGGTATTGGGACAATTCCGAACTCTTCGCACTCGCTTGGATTTTCGGCTACGAGGTCGAAAAAGAAAAGCGGTATTTGGTGAAGTTAAAAGGTCTTTGTCGAAATCATGAAACTTTGAACCGTGAGAAACATTCAAACAAATGGCTTTTCTCAGACCGGGAAGAAAACTCACTTTATGGCACACACCACACCCGAAAAGAATTAGAAGATGCTGGTTTTAGTGAAGTGTTTAATAGTCCATTGTTTGAAGTCGAGGAGGTGGAGTGATGGTACAAACACTTGAAGAAAGAATGAAGATTCAAAGCAAATGCATAAAAATCCCAAGGGGAATCAGACCGTTTGATGTAGGTTATCGAATAGTAAACAAAAACGGCCAAGCGCTAGCTTTAAGAAATGGGGCAAGTATATTCGCTCAACCCTCGCTTGCTGAAAAAGCAATAAAGAAAGAGTTTGGGAAAAATTATCCAGACTTTGACATTAAGAAGCATTATGTTGAAGAGGTTGCTATTATCAATTTAAGTGAATTTCATAGTTATTTTGAGGAGGTGGAGTGATGATTATCAAGAATTACAAATATGATTATTCAGCTGGCAGAATCTACTACACAATTGGTGTTGATGGCTATGAATTAGCCGTGGAACATACTAAGACAGAATATGGAAGTGTCCAAAGAGATGATATTGATGATTTCTTGGGTACAGTCGAGGAATACGATTTTCAAGAAGCTGAGATGATTGAAGCATTCGTTGACTTTCAAAATGATTTGCTCTTGTATGGAATTCATTTTGAATTGAGAAATGAGGTCACAGAATGAAACGAAAAAGCATATCTAAAACCACTAGACAAAAAGTTTTAGATAAATACGGCGGTCACTGTGCTTATTGTGGCAAGGTTTTGGACTTGAAAACTTTAAGAGTAGATCATTTGCATCCTCACTATCGAGGCGGAGAAGATAGCTTTGAAAACTATATGCCTGCTTGCTATCAATGCAATTTCTACAAATCTACTCTTCTGTTAGAAGAATTCAGAGAGCAGATGTCTACCTTGCACGAAAGGATCAGCAAGCCATTTATAGCAAGAGTTGGGTTAGATTATGGAATTATTGAAATCAAGCCTTTTAATGGTAAATTTTATTTTGAGGAGGAGACATGAAACGATTTATCGCAATCTGGATATTATTGTCCGCTGGATTGAATATTTGGCAGAGTATCCACATTACAAAACTAGAAGAAAAGCGCCCGATGCTCATCTACAAGGCTGATAATCAAGGCGCTGAAATCAAAGGCAGAGTCGTCCACAAGGAGAAGATTGGTGACATGTACACTATCACAGTACAAAATTACGGAATATTCGTAGTTACTCAAACAAACTATGAATCTCTTAAAATAGGAGATGAGGTAATATTGTAATGACAAAGTACAAGAAACCAACTTATATCATCATTCAAGAAGCAATGGCAGAGCGCATTAGATTTCTGGAAGATGAACTGTACGAAAGGGCCTATAAGGATATTGAGAAGCTAGAAGCTCAAAATGATTTCTTAAAAGGTCTTTGTAACAATCAACTTGAAATCATCATGGATTATGAATGGAAGCAGATGCAAGAGCAGGCTACATTCATAAAAGCTAATATCAGGAAATGGAGAGCAAGATGAATAGAAGGATTAAAAAGAAGAAAGCTAAACAACTTGCTCAGAAGAAACAAATAGAATTAGAAAATAAGCTTAGAAAGTTAAGTCAGGAAGAAATTGAAGTTTTATCTAGAATGATTAAGCAGATAGTTTCTGACATCAGTAAGGCTTTTTCTAAAATGTTCGATAGCTTATTTAATTATTTAGAAAATTCGGAGGTAAAATTTGAAGAAATTGAGCAACAAGGAACTTCAACTACTGGACCAAGAACTATTCAAGTTCCGAGGTATCCAGCGAACCATAGAGTTACGCAGGCTGGAGCTAACTACCAGAAACCCAGACAGCCAAGGTGGGACTTCAATCGGAATCAGCAAACCAACAGAAACCATCGCGGTCAAGCTCGCGGATGATCCGACATTAAAGTTCCTGGAAGGCTTCAAGGAGATTGTGGACAAGCTACTTTCTAACCTAATCGACGAAGACAAGGAAATCTTCAATCTACGATGGCAGTACCCACAACTACGCTGGGAAGAAATTGCAGACCAGAAATTTTTAAGCAATGCAACAATCTATCGCCGTCGTAGAATTATCTTGGAGCAGTATGCAATATTAAAAGGGGAATTGTAAAATGAGAAAAAAGACTACTTTTTTTCTCATGAAAATCTTGGTATTATGATAGTGTCGGAACGAGAAGACGGATAGATACCCACAAGAGCCTTTCGTTTTCAAAGGAACACCTTTCAAGAATAACCAGAACTCGCCCGACAGATTTACAGGTCAGTTGCAGAAATGCACTGGCTTTTTCATTTATCTGCAAGAAAGGAGGGAAAAAGCTATGAACTATGTTGAACCAATTCGCAACAAGGAAGACATCGACATCATGTGTGATTATCTAAAAGATTGGGACTATCGCAACTATTTGATATTCTTGACAGGGATTAACACAGGCTTACGCATTTCCGACATTCTGAATCTAAAGGTGTCTAATGTCCGTGGCTGGTATCTTTTGCTGATAGAAAGAAAAACCAAGAAACGTCGTAAGGTCAAGATGAATGCTTTTCTCAAACGGGAAATGGATAAACACATCAAAGGCAAACGTGTCGGCGATTACTTATTCCAAAGTCGCAAAGGAAAGAACAAGCCGTTGACAAGACAGGCAGCATACAGCATTATCAAGATAGCTGCTGAAGATTGTGGAGTTGAAAATGTTGGAACGCATACCATGCGAAAAACTTTTGGCTATCACTATTATCAGAAGTACAAGGATATTGCCATGCTCATGGAATTGTTCAATCATGCTAGCGCAGCAATTACCAAAAGATACATCGGTATCAACCAAGACCAACAGGACCGAGCCTTAGCAAATTTTCGTTTAGGAACATAAGAATGTGACATATTGCAGTAGTGTCAGATTGAAAAATAAGAAAGCTGGAAAACCTTTTGTTTACAAGACTTTTGAGAAAAAAGCGAAAGTGACACAATATAGGTTAAAGATGATTGAGAGGGAAAATGGTATAGTTTTATTTTAGGAACTACCAAGCAGAGAACTTGTCAAGTAGTTTTTGAAAAATGAGAAAAAAGGGTACTATTTTTCTCACGATTTTCGTGTTATATTTGTATCATGAATTTTTGTAAACAAGTAGGACAGCTGGACGAGTTGTCCTTTTCTGTTGATGAGGATAGTGGAACATGAGAACATTTTGCATCATGAATAAACAGACAGGAAAATTTGTTTATGGAACTGACTATAGATATTCTCCTCCACGCCAAAGGACAAGTGATAGACAAGCCTTGACTTATTCAAGCAAACTTGAGGCAACACTTGAGCTCGAGGAAAGAGGATGTGGTCGTAATTATGTGGTTGTCCAAGTGAAACTGGAGGTAGTCAGTGACATTTAAACCTGTTCGTAAAACGCTGAAGTCTAGTCGCTGGGATAAGTTCCGAAGTCGTACAATGAAACGTGACAAGTATCTCTGTCAAGAATCGTTGAGATACGGCAAGACTGTTCCAGCTGAAATGGTACATCACATTTATCCAGTATCAGAATATCCAGAACTGGAGTTTGTATCTTGGAATGTTATTAGTCTGACTAACAAAGTACACGGAACCTTTCACGATAGAACCAACGACAAAGTTGTAGGGCAGGGCTTGTGGTGGCAAAGAAAACGAAAAAAATTTTTTGATGAATTTTATAAAAATCTTTCAGTCATTCACAAAGCCCCCCCTCAAAATTAAAATCACTTTGTGCCGTTGGGGACCGGGAAGGGGAACTTTTTCCCCCTCTACGATTCTGTGAGGATTTTTGTCACATTTTTACACGAAATTTTTGGAAGGAGGGGAGTTTTTGGCAAGGCCTAAAGGACAAAGCACAATCAAAAACAGAATTGTGAAGTCCATGAAAGAAATGGGGACCTACTCAAAGCATTATGATGACATCATCGAAATCTATTCTGGCTTGCTCTATGACTACCAGAACGCTCGGGAAGAGTTCTTGGCTAATGGGTCACAGTTCACAGAAGAGCATGAAACAGGTAGAGGCACCATTGTTGAGAGAAAGACACCGTTGGTTCAGTCCATGGAAAATCTTCGCAAGGATATTGTTACCTATTCGGATAGACTTGGCTTAAATCCAAAGGCTGTCGGAATCGAACCACCTAAACCAAAGGATGCTGGAGGTCTGGAAGGCATGATTGCTAATCTGCTATGATGATCAAAAACAATTCACCCAACTTCAAAATAGCGGTGGACTATGCAACTGATGTAGTCTCTGGCAAGATAATTGCTGGCAAGAGGAGAATAAAGGCTTGCCAGAGGTTTCTCGATGACCTTGCAAGCGACAAGTTTGATTTTAGAAATGAGCAGTTTGATTTTGCAGTAAAATTCATTCAGGGTTTGATCGTACACAGGAAAGGCGAATCCTTGGAGGGTATGCCCTTAACAAATACCCCTTTCATTTTGCAACCTTGGCAGATTTTCTGTATCGTCAATCTCTTTGGTTTTTATCGTAAAAATACAACAATAAGGCGTTTCACTGAAGCGCTTTTTATGTTGCCACGGAAAAACGGTAAAACACCATTTGCCTCTGCCCTGGCTTTGACAGCTGCTATCTTAGATAACCAAAGTGGCTCAAATGTGTATATCCTAGCCAACTCTCTCAAACAAACACGAGAGAGTTTTGACTTTTTAACGCACACAGTCAAGTACTGGAAAGATAAGTCCATCAAAATCAAGGATAACAACAATGAGCATGTAATCCGTAAGGAGTTTTCCAAAGGCTCTTTCACTATCAATGCTCTTGCTGCTGAAGAAGACAATCTGGACTCATTCAACGGGAACATCATCATCCTAGATGAGATCCACGGGATGAAGTCATCCAAGAAGTACACGCTGATGAAAAATGCCCAGCGGGCTTATCGGAATAAGTTGCTTATGGCCATCACGACTGCAGGGGACAAGCCAAACGGTTTCTTAGCCCAGCGGTTGAAGTACTGCGACAAGGTTCTTGATGGAACTGTGGAAGATGATAGTTATTTCTTGTTTATCTGTGATGCGGATACCGATAAAGATGGGAAAATAGTCGATTTCACTAACCCAATCTACATCCAGCAAGCCAATCCGTCGCTTGGTGTGACGGTCGAGATCAAGGAACTTGTCCACGATGCAGAGGTCGCATTGGCTGATCCACAGACACGGAATGAATTCTTTAACAAGACCCTCAATGTCTTCACTAACTCAATGACGGCATATTTCAATGTTCAGGACTTTATCAACTCTGATTTGAATTATGACTGGACCTTGGAAGACTTGGTTAAGTTGCCTATCAAATGGTATGGTGGTGCAGACTTGTCCAAGCTTCATGATTTGACTGCTGCAGCTCTATACGGAACTTATGAAGATGTGGACATTGTTATCACTCATGCATTCTTCCCAATTACTGCTGCACATCAGAAGGCTAATGATGATGGTATTCCATTGTTTGGTTGGGAACAAGATGGATGGTTGACCATGTCAAACACTCCAACAGTTTCCTATGACGACATCGTGAATTGGTTTGTCAGTATGAGGGATATGGGTTTCAAGATCCAACGTGTGGGATTTGATAAGAAGTTCGGTCGTGAGTTCTTCTCAGGTATGAAAAAGGCCAAGTTCAAGATTGTGGATGCTCCACAGTATTTCTGGAAAAAGTCGGAAGGCTTCAGACGAATTGAAACCAAGTCACTCAACGGGAAATTTTACTATTGCCATTCTGACGCATATGAGTATTGTGTCGGAAATGTCCGTGGGATTGAAAAGGTCGATGACATGATCCAGTATGAAAAGGTCGAGAAGTCTATGCGTATTGACTTATTCGATGCGTCGGTGTTTGCTGCTTGTCAAATGCTAGAAGATAGCGAGAAATCAGGCAACGCTTCTGCTTGGTTGAACGGAGGAAGAAATTGAAAAAACGAAAGAAAAACAACACAAATCAAATTCGGTCTGAGCCATCATCTGCTATGCAAGTCTTTGTGTCAGAGGATTTTTTCAAAAAATCCATGTCACAGGGTTATATTCGGCTTGCTGATTGTCCAGAAGTTCGGACGGCGGTTGATAGGATTGCTGACATGGTTTCGTCCATGACCATCCACTTGATGGAGAACACAGAAAAAGGCGACATTCGGCTCAAGAATGAGCTATCTCGCAAGATTGATGTCAATCCTTACAAGTGGATGAGCCGTAAGAAGTGGGTAGCCAACATTGTCAGGTCAATGCTTTTGGAAGGCGATGGGAATAGCGTTGTCTATCCAATCATTGACAAAGATGGCTTGATTGCTGACTTGAAACCATTGCCACCATCAAAAATACGATTTGACGGGACCAGCTTTGACTATCAAGTTGTCTATGATTACCAAGAAGTGTATGGACCTGACGAAGTGCTACACTTTGCCATGAATGTCCACCCTGAAAAGCCTTGGCTTGGGCAAGGGTATAGGGTTGTCATGGCTGACCTGCTGAAAAATCTCAAGCAGGCTTCGGATACAAAAAATGAATTTATGTCTGGGAAGTATATGCCATCTCTGATTGTCAAGACGGATGCCAATACGGCAGAGCTTGCTTCGGAAGAAGGTCGTGACAAGGTATTTGACATGTACCTAAAAAACTCTACGGCTGGCAAGCCATGGATTATTCCTGCTGAGATGATAGATGTCCAGCAAATCAAACCACTTAGTCTGAATGACATTGCCATCAAGGACAGTGTGGAAGTAGATAAGACAACCATTGCCAATATCTTACAAGTACCAGCCTTTTTTGTCGGTGTCGGTAAATTCGATAAAGCTGAGTTTGACAACTTTGTCACCACTCGCATACGCTCCATCGCTGAGATTATTCAACAGGAACTGACAGCCAAGTTGCTACTTTCTCCACATCACTATTTTATTTTGAACTGGAGAAGTCTACTGACTTACGACCTCAAGGCTTTGTCGGAAATTGGCTCAAATCTCTATATTCGTGGATTGATGGAAGGGAATGAAGTCCGTAATTGGATAAACTTGCCACCAAAAGAAGGGTTGGACCAGCTTGTCATTTTGGAAAACTTTATTCCAGCGGACAAGATTGGCGATCAGAAAAAACTAGAGAAAGGAGAAACAAGTGGAGAGAACAACCTATCTGACTCGTAGCTTTAAATCTGAACTTGCTGTTCGTGAACAACAAGAAGGCCAACAAGAGAAAGTAATTGAAGGTTATTTTGCAGTCTATGGCTCTGAAACAGAATTGTGGCCAGGTGCTTTTGAAGAAATCAAAAGTGGCGCATTTGATGATACTCTCGAGAATGATATTCGAGCGCTTATCAATCACAATACAGAGCTTGTACTTGGTCGTAATAAGTCTGGTACATTGACTTTGGAAGCTGATGACAAGGGACTATGGGCCCGTGTTGTTATCAACGAACAAGATACTGATGCACTTAATCTGTATGCTCGTGTTCAACGTGGAGATGTGGATCAATGTTCATTTGGTTTTAACATCATCGAAGAATCAACAGAATTCCGTGAAGATGGAACAATCAAGTGGACAATTGAGAAGATTGACCTACATGAAGTATCTATCGTAACTTTCCCAGCATATGAAGCTACTAGTGTTCAAGCTCGGAAACGAGATTTTGAAAATCTACAAAATCGGACCTTGGAAGTCCGAAAAAAACAATTAAAGGAGAAATTAACCAATGCTAAAACAACTCATGCTCCGTCGCAAAATTAAGGTCTTGAAAGAAAGCTTGTCTGAGCTGAACGACGGTAATAACTTTGATGAACGCAGTGCTCAGCTTGAAGTAGCCATCGAAGAAGCACGGTCTGACGAAGAAATCAAGGCTGTCGAAGAAGAAATCGACACTTTGACAAAGGAACAAGCTGAATATCAAGACAAAGTCGATGCTATCCAATCCGAAATTGACGAACTTGAAGAAGAATTGGCTGCATTGGAAGGCAAGGAGCCTAAAGATGAACCCAAAGAAGAACCTGCTGCTGAACCTGAAAACCGAAACAAACAAAAAGGAGAACTCTCAACTATGACACGAAACAAATATTTTGGTGGATTGACTCGCACTGCTATGGCTGAATTGGTAGAACGCAGCGAAGTCAAGTCATTCCTAGAAAACACACGCAGCCTTATCCAAGAAAAACGTGCTGTCAATGGTTCAGAATTGACCATTCCAGAAGTGTTCTTGGAGTTGCTTCGCAACAACATGGACCAATATTCAAAACTGATCACTAAAGTTTGGCTCAAACCTGTGAAGGGCGAAGCTCGTCAGAACATCGCTGGTACAATCCCAGAAGGTATCTGGACGGAGATGATTGGAAAACTCAATGAAGTTGATTTCAAATTCAATCAAGTCGAAGTTGACGGCTACAAGGTTGGTGGCTTTACAGCTGTCCCTAATTCCATCTTGAAGGACTCAGACCTCAACCTTGCTAACGAAATTCTTTTGGGTCTCGCTCAAGCCATTGGTCTTGCTCTTGATAAGGCTATCCTTTACGGTAAAGGGACTAAGATGCCTGTTGGTATTGTGACTCGCTTGGCAGAAACCCAGAAACCTAACTACTGGGGTAAGAATGAGCCAGACTGGACTGACCTGCATTCTACTCACTTGTCAGTAGTACCTACTAAAATCACTGATCCTATCAAATATTATCAGGAATTGGCTACTAAGCTAAATGTCATTGATGCCGACTACTCAGACGGCAATGTCTTCTGGGCTATGTCTCGCAAAACACATCAAGACTTGAAAATTAAGTTGATGAGTTTCAACTCGGCTGCAGCAATCGCGTCAGGTCTTGACAATACATTACCTGTCATTGGCGGTGATGTTGAAGAACTAAATTTCATCCCAGATGGACATATTATCGGTGGCTTTGGCTCTCTTTACATTTTAGCAGAACGTGAGGGAGCAACCATGGCCCAATCTGAACATGCTCAATTCATCGAGGACAATACTGTCTTCAAGGGCATTGCACGTTATGACGGGCGTCCAATCTTTGGTGAGGCTTTCGTGGCAGTCAATGCATCAGGTAAAGATGGAGCAGTTGCCCCAGCACCAACAGATGTGACATTCGCTGCAGACAGGGCTAACACACCAGGTTAGGAGGTAAACCATGAATTCAGTTGATGTAAGAGTTAAAGCACTCGTAACTTTTTCCGATAGCCAATCTCCGATTGGCCTTCGGAGAAAAGATGAGGAGTTTGTGACGGCAAAAGACCGAGTAGACTATCTGAACGGTTTGAATAAAGAACCGCTTGTAGCTGTTTTGGAGGAAACAGAAATACTGCACTCCGAATCAGTAAGTGAAAGTGTTTCTGAATCTGTGTCCGAGTTAGCAAGCGAGCTGTCCTCAGAAACCACTACAACTCAAAAATCTTCTAAAGAAAGCGAGTAAGCCATGGAAGATTCAGATGTCTTGAAACTGGTTAAAATGAAAGAAGGTATCAAGTCCGACAAACGCGACGAATATCTAAAAAAGCTTATCAAAAGCTCTATTGATGAGTTAGAACAAGTCAAGGGCATTGCCATTGACCTGAATCTACCTCACCATGTTACCTTCGTTGCCGATTGGACATACTACCAGTACATCAACAAAGACCAGCCAACCATGCCACGCTATCTACAGCAGAAACTGCACGACTATCAAATCACATATAGGAAGCAGGCAGAGTCATGAGATGGAATGAAGATTGCACCCTAATTTCGCTTTCTGAAGAGCCGACATTGGATGAGTTGCTACAACCAACCTACAAAGAGGTAGGTGTTGAGGTATCATGCAATAAGCGGTCTCTCACACGGTCAGAGTATTATTTTGCATCACAAGCCAACATGAATCCTTCCATGGTACTTGAGGTCCACGATTTTGAGTATGACAATCAGGTGTATGTGGATTTTGAAGGAGTGAGATACGAGGTCATCAAGACATTTGAAAATGGGGATATCATCGAATTGACTTGTGAGGTAGTAAAAAATGGCACTGGATCTAACTAGCGAAATCATGTCCGCACTGGAAGAGTGGTCGGAAGAAGTTGAGCAAGAAGTTGATGAAGCTGCTAGCGATGTTGTCGATAAAGCTGTAGCCAAGTTAAGGGTCAGCAGCCCAAAGATGACAGGAAACTATAGAAAGAAATGGGCCAAGAAACGATTAAAGAACGGAACTTATGTGGCATATGTCAGAGGACCTGACTATCGCCTAACCCATTTACTTGAAAATGGGCATGTCAACCGTGATGGTGGACGAACGAGCCCGCAGGTCCATATCGCACCAGTGGAAGAAGAAGCTATTGCCGAATTTGAAGAACTCATCAGGAGAATTGGCCAATGAAACTATCAGAATTTGCAGCTGTCATGAATGAATTGGGAATACCGTGCCGTTACCGTCAATTCAAAAAGGGGGAAAAACCAAAACCACCTTATGCTATCTATTATCAGGATGGTGAGGATAACCTCAATGCTGATAATGAAGCGTACCATACTATCAAATCAGTTACGGTAGAACTGATTATAGATAAGAAAAATGAATCACTGGAAGATAAACTAAAGAGCCTGTTTAATCAAAACAAGCTCTTTTTTGAGTTTTCCGATGAAATGTATATAGAGTCAGAAGGGCTCTATCAGGTCATTTATGATGTCAGTCTAATTTAAGAAGGAGAAGAACATGACGAAAAAACCAGAAAACAAAATTGAATTTGGCTTGGAGAAAGTCCATATTGCCAAAATTACCTCAGAGGATGCCCTAGGCAATTTGACTTACGACACTCCACAAGCACTACCTGGGGCCGTCGAGTTGACAATTGAGCCACAAGGAGAAACGATTGATTTCCAAGCAGACAACGTGACCTACTATGGCGGTTCAACCAACAAGGGCTACACAGGTACATTGACAATTGCTCGCTTGACCGAGTATTTCCAAACTGAAATTTTAGGAGAGAAGCTAGCCTCAGACGGAACACAGTCTGAGTTTGCTGATGCGGAGAAAGCAGCCTTTGCGATGATGTTCCAAATTGAGGGGGATAAGAATGCTACTCGTCACGTAATGTACAAGTGTACAGTTACTCGACCAAAGCAGGGTTCAAAAACTAAGTCAGGAGACCCGAACACTACGGAACTTTCCTTTACATCAGTCCCACGATCATCTGATAAAGCTGTTAAGACTCGGACAACAGCAAACACAACCAAAGAAGTTTACGACGGCTGGTTTACAAATGTCTATAAACCTGCAGACGGCGTGACATTTGGAGCGACAGAAGGGGTAGGCGGCTAATGGAACGACTTTATCAAATTGGGGACCAAGAATTTCGGTTGGTGACTAATGGCTATACACCAATTGCTTACAAAAATCAATTTGGTCGTGACTATTTCCAGGATATGATGAACATGTTCCAAGGCGACGCCCTATTGAAAATGGTAGCCTTATCGCAGGAACAGAAAGAAGTAGATGTCAGTCAACTAGATATGTCCATGTTGAAAGATTTCGATATGACTTTCTTTAACCGACTGTTTTGGACTTTTGTGAAATCGGGAGACCCTACGATCAAGCCTTACGACAATTTTTACATGGATTTGGAATATTTCCCTGTCCAAGACGTCGCTCCTGTCTTAATGGAAATGCTGGAGGCAAACATAACCACAAAAAAGCCTTCGATGACAGCGAATCTGCAAGTGATGAACTTTTTACAGTAGAGTCCTATTTATCCTGCTGTAAAGAAGTCGGTCTGTCAGTAGAGGAGCTACAACACATCACACTTGGCATGGCCCTTGACTACCAAACAGACTATGTCAATCTTCGTGATCCAGACAAACAGACTGAAGTTAAGACAAGAAGAGCTACACAAGACGATATTGATAATTTCTAAAGTGCTTTGAGAGAATTTCTACGATGAATACCTTGTTAACTCAAGGAAAACGTTGCTAGAATCGCTCTCTCAGCACTTTTATTTTTAAAGAAAGGAGGACACATGGCAGGAAAAATTAAGGGTATCAATATTGAAATTGGTGGCGACACAACCGGCTTAGATAAGGCCTTAAAAAATGTCAATAAGTCTGCCTCTGATGCCAGCAAGGAAATCAAAGAAATTGATAAAGCCTTGAAATTTGACCCTGGCAACGTTGTCTTGCTTAGCCAGAAACAGGAACTCTTGGCAAAACAGGTTTCCAACGCTAAAGAGAAACTCGAAACTTTGAAGACTGCAGAGGAGCAGGTCCAGAAGCAATTTGCAGAAGGAAAGATTGGCGAAGAGCAGTATCGAGCTTTCCAGCGTGAAGTTGAAGTAACGCAAAATGTCTTAAAAGGATATGAAGGTAAGCTTGCAAGCGTCAATCAAGCCCTTGAAAGCAATGGCAATGCTACCCAAAGCAATAAGAGTCAGCTTCAGAACTTACAGAAAGAGCAGACTCGCCTTGCAAGTGAATCTGAAAAAGTTGTAAGTTCATTCAAACTACAAGAAAGCCAACTAGGAGCAAATGCTAGCGAGTCCGAAAAACTAGCTCTGGCGCAGAAAAAGATTGGCGCACAATCCTCTTTCGTCGCTAAACAGATTGAAAATCTCGAGAAGCAGTTAGAACTAACCAAGCAAGAATATGGCGAAAATTCTGTTGAAGCTAACAAAATGGAAGCTCAACTGAACCAAGCTAAAACAGCGTATTCAAATCTTTCTCAAGAGATGAAGAATTTGGGTGGAGCTGGCAAACAAGCATCTGGAACTCTGACTGAAACGAACAATCTTCTAAAAGCTGAGCTACTTAATCAATTCTCAGAGAAGCTAGCTGATATTAGTCAGAAACTTGTGGATTTTGGGAAGAATGCACTAGAAGCCTTCAGGCAAGTTGACGAAGGCATGGACACTATCGTGACCAAAACTGGTGCGACAGGCGATAGTTTGAAAGAAATGCAAGATATTGCTTCAAACATCGCGACAACTATCCCAACTGATTTCAGCAAGGCTGGTGAAGCAGTCGGAGAGGTCAACACACAATTTGGACTGACTGGTGATGCCCTCAAAGATGTATCCGTAGAAATGATTAAGTTTGCTGAAATCAACGGTACAGACATTACCAATTCAACTATTTCAGCAAGTAAAGCCTTGGAAGCTTATGAGCTATCAACTAGTGATTTAGCGAAAGTCCTAGACTCTACAACCTACACAGCTCAATCAACTGGTGTATCTGTTGATGACTTGATGAAAAAAGCTATCGAAGGCGCACCACAGATTAAAATGTTAGGCCTTTCATTTGAAGAAGGTGTAGCATTGCTCGGACAATTTGAGACGAGTGGTGTGGACGCTTCAAGTGCTTTATCAGGATTAACGAAGGCAGCAGGCTCTTACGCTACAAAAGGTAAGACCTTGAAAGAAGGTCTTATCGAGACAATTGATAAGATAAAGAATACTACTAGCGAAACCGAAGCAATGGGACTAGCAATGGAAATATTCGGAGCCAAGAAAGCACCTCAAATGATTGACGCAATCAAGCGTGGTTCTTTTGACTTCCAGAATTTCGCAGAATCTGCTGAATACTCAGTGGGAGCGGTTTCAAAGACATTTGAAGCTACTCTGGATCCAATTGATAAATTTAAGACAGCACAAAACTCAGTCACGCTAGCTATGTCCGAACTAGGCGCAGCAATTGCTGAAGTTCTAGCCCCTGTATTTGAAGTGCTGGGAAACATAGTCAAAGATATTGCAGAGTGGTTCAGTGGTCTACCTGGTCCAGTAAAAGAATTCATCGTGATTTTGGGAGGTGTAGTCACAGTCGCTGGGATTCTAGTCCCGATATTCTTAACCTTGCAAGCAGCAGCAGTTGCGCTTGGAACATCCATCGGAGCAATGATTGCAGCAGCTGCACCCATAATCGGTATTGCTGCTTTAATTGTTGCCGCTATTGCAGCAGTCGTAATTGGTATTAAGTATCTATGGGACACAAACGAGGGATTCCGTGACGCTGTCATGACAGTTTGGAATGCCATTCTGGAAGTCATTAACAAAGTTGTAAGTGAAGTTTCTGACTTCATCATGAGCATGTTTGGAGTGGTTGTGGACTGGTGGACGGAAAACCAAGAGTTGATCAAGTCGTCCGCAGAAATAGTCTGGAATGCCATCTTATCTGTCATTAACACAGTCATGACAGCTTTACAGCCACTCATTCAAGCCGCTTGGTCGAATATCCAACTAGTCATCGAGACAGTCTGGACAGTCATCAAAACAATTGTAGAGACAGCAATCAACACCGTACTTGGAATCATCAAGGCAGTTATGCAGGCGATTAACGGTGACTGGTCTGGCGCATGGGAGACGATGAGAGGTGTTGTAGACGGCTTAATCAATGCAATCAAGTCCATCATTGAGACAGTTCTCACAGCTATTCAGCAATACATTCAAACGACTTGGCAAGCGATTGTGACCTATATCCAATTTGTACTCAACATGATTTTCAATATAGTATCCACAATTTGGAATAGCATATTGTCATTCATCAGCAATATAGTAACCTCGATTTCCAATACTATTTCTAATGTATTTAACGGAATATTGAGCACAATTAGTGGTATAATGTCTGGCATTTTTAATACTGTAAACAGTGTTTGGAATGGTATTAGAGATACTATTACGAATACCATTAACGGTGCTAGAGATGCTGTTTCCAATGCTATCAATGCTATGAAGGGTTTCTTTAACTTTGAATGGTCACTACCTAGACCGAAACTACCACGCTTCAACATCAGCGGTGGCGAGGCACCGTGGGGATTCGGTGGTAAGGGGTCATTGCCATCTATTGATATTACATGGTTTGCCAAAGGTGGTATTTTAACCAAACCAACCATTTTCGGCATGAACAGTAATGGGCTGATGGGTGGTGGAGAGGCTGGTAAAGAAGCGGTATTGCCATTAAACGAAAGCACACTTGGAATGATAGCAGATCATATCATGTCTACTGTCAAAGACAAGATTATTGTGAACGTGGAACAACCAAATCCACAACCAATCATTTTAAATATTGACGGCAAAACATTCGCTCAATTGATTGTGGGATATGTTTCAGATGCCCAAGCACAGCGTATTCAAATTATCGAAGGAGGAGGCACAGTTGGCTAAACACTACGGAATTAGATACAATGGCAGGCACTCATTTGAAGATGAAGGCTTGCTTTTGTTAAATGAACGGTCAATTAGCATCCCTAACAAAAAGAAGGTACTGGTGCCAATTCCATTTTCAAATGAAAAATATGATTTTTCAACGGTTTACGGCGGGCAGCTCTACGAACAGAGGACCTTGACCTATCAAATCAAAATCAAGAATACAATCTATGGCACGAAAGAAGCCATGAATATGGCTAAAACAAGTGCTATTAACTGGCTAATGGGTACTACTGGACTCGCACCTCTATATGACGATGCAATTCCTGGTTTTTATTTCCTAGCCGAAGTCCAAGGGGATAGTGCTTTTGAAGAGGATTGGGCGCATGGTGTGCTAAAAATCACATTCACAGCCTATCCCTTCATGATTTCCGAGAAAGCTGAAGGAAGCGATATCTGGGATGAATTTAACTTTGAACTAGACGCATTCCAAGATATTGCTTTTGATGTTAAAGGTTCGCTTGATATTCTATTGGTCAACACAGGTATCAGCTTGGCACGACCAGAGATTACGTCGACCAGCAACATGACATTGACTATGCGGAATCAACAGTTCAGTATTATTCCAGGTAGTCGTGTATATGACTTTTTCACACTCGAAAAAGAGAATGAAATTCGCATCAAAGGAAACGGCAGAATCTCGTTCAAATGGTTTAAGGAGCTGATTTGATGTATGCAGTTAGTTTGATTAACGGTGCCAACGTGACACCAATACACGATTCAATGGCCGGCGGAAATAAGCTCTTGTCGGCCATTATTAAGTTTGAAATCAATAAGATTGCCCAGTTTGATTTCCAGTTTTTGCCAAACAACGCTGGTTACAAGGCTCTTATCAAGCCTTTACAGACCATGGTACAAGTAGTCAATATGCGGACAGGTAGAGAAGTATTTTACGGTCGTATAGCCCCAATCACAAATGACATGGCAGAAAGTGGAGTGTTTACATTTGCATACAATGCCAAATCGGAGCTTGATTTTCTGAACGACAGCAAACAAAGGCAACAAATTTACCGCGGGAAGAAATCTGATTTTGTAAAACAAGTCTTGAAATTCCACAATGACAACCTGGAATCTTATAAGGAATTTTTGCCAGGTGATTTGACAGACCTAATCGCAACAGGCGACCACATGGAAGCCGATGTAGACCCTGCCAAGTCGACTTTTGCCACATTGACAGACCTTATCCTGAACGAGTATGGACTGGAACTACAAATTCGCAAGGAGAATGGGAAGAGATATCTTGATTTTAAGAAGCAGATTGGTGTTGACAGCGACACGGAAATCAAGCTCTCTGTCAATCTATTGTCATTAAAGCAGCATATCAACCCAGAGGGCATTGTATCTCGCCTGCTTGTATATGGCAAGCAAAATAGTGAGACAAATCAGCGTGTCAGCATTGCCTCAGTCAACAACGGAAAAGACTACATCGATAGACCTGATTTGATTGCCGAGTATGGTATCAAAATGGAGACTGCCACGTTTGATGACATAGAGAACCCTGTTGCTCTAAAACAGGCAGGAGAAAGCCAGCTAGCCACTCAAAAAGCTGTAGCTTATCAATACTCTGTTTCAGCAGTCAACTTATCGCACATCAACCCGAATTTTGACGAGTTTGAGGAAGGTAACACATATAGGGTTATCAATCCTGTTATGTTTATCGACGAGCGACTGAGAGTTGTTGCTCGACAGATTGATTTGTTAAATGTTGAGAGATCTAGTTTGACGATTGGAGAAAAATTTAAGTCTACGGAAGAGTGGCAGTTAGATAATATTCGTAAGCGAACTCGGCAATTAGTTACAACTAATCAGCTTAAAGAGCAACAGGAAAGATTGGAAGAAGTGCGAGTTATTGCTAATGCAGCTGCAGAGACAGTTGAAACTGTCAATAATACCGTGAACGAACAGTCTAGCCAACTCTTATCTACTCAAGATAAGAAAAAACTGGATTATTTGCTAATTTCAAAGAAAGTTGACTTAGATGATATATTGAAACGAATTGAAAATCTAGAAAGGAAAGTTTAAATGGGAATTGACCAATATTTAAAAGTTATCAAGGAAGGAGTTTTTGGTCGCGATGTTCGACAAGCTATTCATGACGGTATAGAACGAGTCTATGAAGATGCAACATTTGATGGCAACACAAATATGGAAGTGGCTAAGGCCAGAGGCACCTTTGACCATCTATCCGATAGATTCTCTACGATTGATAATATTATCAATTCAAAAGCAGACGAAGCTGAAATAAAAGCTATGCTTAATAATATTCTAGACGGAACTCCTAAAGGAACATATCCAAATGTTTCAGCTTTACGTTCAGCAAAGCCATCTGGTGATAAAGGTATTTATGTTACAACTGATAACGGCCACTGGAATTACTGGGACGGAAGTTCATGGGCGGATGGTGGTTCATATCAATCGCCAACTGACGGCGTTCCTAATCAGTTCGGCGTAATTTTCGACGGATTATTAACTATTGATCGTAAGACTAAAACAGTATCCTTAAAAAAAGATACATGGATTTCGTTTGGAAATAAAAATTATGCTCCAAATGCTAATTTGAGCATTAGTTACGAACCAACTGGATTGTCAGAATATGTTGTTTACGACTTCCAAAATAAAGGGTTAACCGTGATGACTTTGGCGAACGTTAAGAACATCACGTCAACGCAAGTCATACTTGCTATTATGTATAAGGGTACTTTACATTATCCAGTTAATTCTATGTTCGTTAAGACAATTGGCTACTCAGAATATACGCAGGATAGCTTAATCGGTTCGGTTGTACAAGGCAAAATAATCTATGACAATTATTCAAAAACGTTTAGTTTTAATGGTTTTGGAGAACAGAATGAGATTATTGTTTCAAAAGGGACAAGTTACTACTCGATAAAAGAGCATGAAAATCTTCAAGTTAGTAGTGGATACTTGCATCATCTTATTTTGGATACTATAGAAAATAAGTTTAAGCTAGTAAAGAGTTCAGTGATGTCTAATGGAGCAACTTTTACAAGCAAGAATACAGACATTTTGATTGCATCAGTATATCTTGAAGAACTCACGCATTATTCTAGTAATAATTTTATTCAGAGTACAAAATCGTTATTAAATAATGCATGGCAATTAGAAGAACTGATTGTCGACCTTCAGACTAAAAAAACTGTTATTGTGACGCTGGGAGATAGCACGACGGATGGTTGGAGGACTTCAAATTACACCAGCAACAACGATAATATTAATAATCTAAAAGAAGGAAATAATACATATTCTGGAATACTTAATAATATTATTAATCAACAACGTGGTTACAATTTTGATCATAAAATTTATAATCGAGGATTTTCAGGAAAAACCATTAATTGGCTTCGTCAAAATCTGGATGCTGTTCTATCTCCGATACCTGAATCCATTGATTATGCGTTCATTGCAATGGGCATCAACGATATGGTGTACGACGTGAGTAAGATTAAATCATTTCGTGACGATCATATCAATGTTGTAAGTCGATTGTTGGCAAAAGGAATTAAACCTGTACTAATGAGTACTCAAGCTGAATTTGAGAATTACAAACGATTTGGTTCGAAGATTAATGCGATCGCTGACAACATCAAGAAGGATTTAGCCAAAGAATTAGGATTACCATTCATTGATTATAATGCTGGCACAAGTAATATTTTGAACCATTCAGAATACAAGCTCAAGGATTTAATTCCAGACATGTGCCACTTTGGAGATCTTGGTCATCAAAAAGGGGCAGAATTCTTAGCTAGTCAGTTGATTCCTCAAACGGTATTTGTTTCAGGTGTTAGTAAAATTGGGTATCAAAATAACAAAGTGGCATCTGATTTGAATTATTCAGATTATTTGACTGATGAACAAAAAGATGTGAAGTGGATTACTAGAACTGACGGCTTCGATTTAGAAGGACAACTAAATTCTACTCAAACAAAGACTATGTTTGAGGTTTCGGTTTATATTGAACGTCCGTCAATTGTCCGCTATTTTGGAGACAACGTGATTGTGACATCAAATGGGCAGTCATTATCAGACGGTACTGTGCTTGATGTCGGATTTTATCGAATCACAGCTAAGAATCGTTCTGGAGTTGCTAGTAAATTCCGTGGCTTGAAATTTAATCTGAAAGAAGTATAGACAAAGGAGGTTGTATGCAAATCGAATTTTTCAATTTTTTAAGAAGTGTCGTCCAGACTGAGGACGGACTGGTCTTGTACGCTCTAGCTTTGATTGTCTCAATGGAAATCATCGATTTCTTGACAGGGACAATTGCTGCTATCGCAAACCCTGACATCGAGTATAAGAGCAAAATCGGCATCAATGGGCTCCTTCGCAAGATTTTAGGGGTTCTCTTGCTGATGATTCTCATCCCGATGTCTGTACTCTTGCCTGAGAAGACAGGTTTCGCATTCTTGTACTCGATCTATCTCGGGTACATCGCATTTACTTTTCAATCACTTATTGAAAATTACCGCAAACTAAAAGGAAATATCACTCTTTTTCAGCCAATCTTGAAAGCATTTCAACGATTGCTCGAGAAAGATGATGATACGAAAAAAGGAGAATAACACATGATCAACTGGAAAGTACGTTTTAACTTAAAAAATAAAACATTCTTATTGCGAGTGGCATTTGCACTAGCTTTGCCAATTCTCGCATATTTCAATCTAAAACTAGAGGATTTGGTTAGCTGGGGAGTCATTTTAGACTTGCTTGGAAAATTCTTTGCGAACCCTTATCTTGTTGGGTTGACGATTGTAAATATCTTAAATATTATTCCAGATCCAACAACATCAGGGATCTCTGATAGCAAACGTGCTCTTGAGTATCAAGAACCAAGCGAAGATTAGGAGAAAACAATGAAGAAAAACGACTTGTTCATCGACGTATCTAGCCACAATGGATACGATATTACAGGTATCTTGGCTGACATGGGTACACAGAATACCATTATCAAAATTTCTGAAAGTACAAATTATCTAAACCCTTGCTTATCTGCTCAAATTGAGCAATCTAATCCTGTTGGATTTTATCATTTTGCTTGGTTTGGCGGTGACATCGAAGAAGCCGAACGAGAGGCACGCTACTTCCTTGATAATGTGCCTCAAAAAGTAAAATACTTGTGTCTTGACTACGAAGATCATGCTAGTGGAGATAAACAGGCAAACACAGATGCTTGTATTCGCTTTATGGAAATCCTCAAAGAAAATGGCTATGAGCCAATCTATTACAGCTACAAGCCATTCACGCTCAATAATATCTATTATGAGCAGATTCTTGCGAAATTCCCAAGCAGTCTTTGGATTGCTGGCTATGGTTTAAATGACGGTAATGCTGATTTTGAATACTTCCCATCCATGGATGGTATCCGCTGGTGGCAATACTCTTCAAATCCGTACGATAAGAACATTGTTTTACTAGATGATGAAGAAGCAAAGCCAAAATGGAAAAGAAATGATACTGGATGGTGGTATGAATATCCTGACGGATCTTATCCAAAAGAGAAATTTGAAAAAATCGATGGAACCTGGTATTATTTTGACGGCTCTGGCTACATGCTTGAAGACAAGTGGAAAAAGCATTCAGATGGCAAATGGTACTATTTAGACCCTTCAGGAGCTATGGCTACTGGATGGAAGAAAATCAATGGAAAATGGTATTACTTCGATACAGAAGGAGCGATGGTCACTGGTTGGGTTCAATACAAGGATAAACTTTACCATCTCAAAGAAGAGAATGGCGCAATGTCTTCAAAAGAACTTGTCCAAGTCGAAGGTGGCTGGTACTACGTCAACGAGGATGGCAGTCGTTCAGACAAACCAGCGCTTACTGTATTACCTGATGGTCTCATCACAACGAAATAAAGCATAGAAAGGCTTTCAAAATTTAATTACACTTGACCGCTGGCAATCGCTAGCGGTTTTTTTGTTTGGCAATAATAAAAGCAGTGACCGAAATCACTGCTTATCAGCTGTAGCAAATTCATAAAGTTTTTCTGCTGTGAGAAGGGCCATTTTGTCCATGCTTGTTTTTCCTTTTCTAAGGTCAGAAACAGTAGTCCAAGGAACTCCAGCGCCTTGCGAAATAGCGGATGTAGACATCGAACTGTCTAATAATTCTTGAATAATTTTTCTCATACTTATTTGTCCTTTTTATTTTTTAGATAAATATATACATTGACTGCAATTATAAAAATAGCTATTGCACTAACCATTGCTTTTCCTCTTTTCATTTGATAAAATAGAGGTGTGAGGGGCTTTCGCCCCCACCTCTTAGCGTTTACCTTTTTCTTTTGCGGGATTCGGGTTTACGCTTTTTGTTTTGCCTTGCGACCGTTATAGCAGTCACCAGACTTGCGATAGCTGTTACTGTTTCAGGGATATTGTCTATCGCCTTCTCAAGTAACCTAAGCCAATCTTCTTTGTTCAACTTCCTCACCTCCTTTCCTTATCTTGATTATATTGTATCACGGTATACCGAGAAAGTCAAGTGTTTTGATGAAGTTTTTTTAAATTTTTTCAAAAAAAATAGACCTTGTCCAGAGGTCGGGGAGTTGGAGGAACACCCCTCCAATGTAAACTATTAGAACTAAATTGCAGCCTTCTCAACTATACGGGCAAAGGTGAGTATGAAAATGAATACGAAGATGAATACGATTTAAAAAAATGACGAAAATCAACGGAAATGATTTTAAATAAAAATAAGCAAAAACTCAACTATTGATAAGCAACAGAAAGCATTGAAAAACATTTGTCACTTATACCATAGTTCGTGACAGTTCCAGCTTTTTTTGATAAAATCATACAGTATGCCCTTGGGCACAAAGTATGAACTGGGACTGTCTTTCCCAGCTTCGGAGGTAAAAAATGTCAGATTCACCAATCAAATATCGTTTGATTAAGAAAGAAAAACACACAGGAGCTCGCCTGGGGGAAATCATCACTCCCCATGGTACCTTCCCAACACCTATGTTTATGCCAGTTGGGACACAAGCCACTGTCAAAACTCAGTCGCCTGAAGAATTGAAGGAGATGGGTTCGGGAATTATCCTGTCAAACACCTATCATCTCTGGCTTCGTCCTGGAGATGAACTCATCGCTCGCGCAGGTGGTCTCCACAAGTTCATGAATTGGGACCAGCCTATCTTGACAGCCAGCGGTGGGTCTC